TAGGGAGGGCGAAGAACTGAAGAGGGAAAAGCATCGACCCCGAATCAGTCGTCGCCCTGGAGAGCAAGCGAAGGTGCCTGGACGGAACGAACGACGGTTCAAAACACCCGTCGTCGTGATTCCACCATTCCGGGGGCGAAGTCGACCCGTCCGACGGGCCTTCGACGCGGGCGAACCCTATCCAGAGTGGATTCGGATCAGACTCCGCGATTCTTGCAGGTGCGAAATCGATTCCCATAGCGAACGCCTCTCTCTCGGCTTGGTTGAAGGACGGCGCTCTTTCCGATAGGCCGCCAATTCGGCTTCGTTCTTCCACCATCGCCCCCGCTGGTTCGGCAGGGTCGCAACGTACTTCCGCGGGCATTTCCTCGCCCACGACTCGTAAGGCCGCCCCAGGGATTCGCGAAGCGCCGCCTTGGCCCATTTGATCCGACCGTGATAGCGAGCGGCCGGAACCCCGAGAGCCTTCGCCGCTTCCTCGCCCGTCATGTCGAACCAGTAAGCCGCCGCAACGGCTTGGCGAAGCTTTGGGCTCAACTCAGCGACGGCCGCGGCGACGTCAAGGCGGGTCGCCGAATCTTCGACGTGCCGCGTGCGCCGCCGCGGGTTGCCAGCTTCGGCGTCGGTCGCCAGGCTTCGCCGATACTCTTGCTCGTCAAGGTCGCGCATTGCGGCTCGGGCCTTGAGCGTCGCAATGGGGGCTTCGACGTCGCCCGCCTTGGCGACGTGCGATAAGAGCCGGACGTAAGCGGCCTGGACGTAGTCTTCGACGTCAAGCGTCCGCGAGTTAAGGCCGCGGGCCGCAAATCGCCTCGCCTGCTTTCGGATGACTTGATCGTGAGCCGCCGTCAGTGCGTGCGCCATCACGCCCCCGAGAAATAGCCCAGATGCGACCGCGACAAGACCTTGTAAGGCGTCAAGGCGTCCCCCTGGACGTAAAGGAACGCTTGAACGTCCATGTTGTCCTCGATCATGTCCATCGGCACGCCGAACGACTGCAAGGCGTGATTGGGCGAAGACGGGTCGCCGCTGACTCTCGCGAGCGCCCGAAGGTGATCCGTCTGGGAGAACGTCGATTCAAATCCGCCGTCGGTGTGGTTCCACCAACGAACGGCCGTCGGTTCGCCTAGCCGGTTGACGCCGCTTTGGACGAACGCAACGAAGACGTCGGCCCCCTGGATTTCGGTGATCGACGAAGGGGCGTACTCAAGACCCATGATTCAACCCTTCTAGGCCAAGGCATGCGACGCAATCCATCACTGTGATGAATCGGCCGCCGAGCCGGTGACAGACGACCCCGCCGCAACCGCAAGCGGGGGGCGAGGCGTAGAAGCATTTCCCCATCCCGACCCGCAAAGCCTTCAACGTGACCGCAAGGGCGATCCGCCCCGGCTCGGGGTCGACCTTCGGTTCGTTGCATTCGCCGCACGGTGGAGGCCACTCCGCGAGCGCGGCCGACTTGCGCACCCACTCGCGGGCCGCCTCCCTCTGGGCTTCGTCTGGATTGTCATCGGAAGCCGCGAATCGAAGGCTCTCGATTCCAGTCCGCTCAATCATCAACTCAAGCTCATCGGACGTCATGGTGCGGTCGCCTCAACGAACCGGAATTGCGTGTAGGTGATGCCCTTCGACGTGCATCCGGTTACGTTCCACCGAAGGCTGATCGCGCCCGGCACGCACGAGGAATTGACGGCGTCGAAGACGATGCCCGTAGTGCAATGCGCCCCGGACCCGGAGACCGGAGTGCAGTTTCCGGGGTCGATCGCCGTGATGGTCGGGGGATAGACGGACAGATCGACGGAAAAGTGAACGCCATTGGAACAGCCGATGTTCTCGAACTTGCAATTGGCGGTCTTGTAAACGTCCGCCAACGCCACCCGCCCGAGCGCCCAATACGAATCGACCCGATACGGAGACGTAACCGGCAGAAGCGCATTGGAAGGACAGGCGGCGCACGCCGGAGAGCCGCCGCATCGGCACCCGCAAGGGGCGAGCAAGAGTTTCCGAGCCATGTCGCCCCCTATGCCGGACAGTCGGCTTGAATCAACCAGATTTCGCCGTCAATCCACGCCACCTTACACGTTGCTCCGACCGCGACGTCATCATCATAGTTGTGGTCATTGCTGCATGCGACGGGGTCGCCCGAGACGTCCCAGGCCCCGGCCGCGGTCTTGTGGTAAATCTGAACCTCGCCCGAGCTTGGCGAGGCGAACGTCCCGGAGGGAATCGCCGTCGTGCACACCGCGCGCATCACGCCGGGATTCCAGGGGGTGACGTTCGGCCGCCTCCGGTCGGGCGAGTAATTGCCCTCGATCCGCCTCACCGCGTTGGAAACCCTCGCCCCCTGGCTCGCGGTGACGACGATCGGCCCCTTGCGTTCCGCGGTCGCCAATCAGGAACCTCCCACCGGGGTTGAACTCCCTTCGACCGAAAAAACATCGTCGGGAAGGCCGAAGCCGTCGAAATTCGCCGTCGGGAGCGTGTTGAACGTCAGGTAGTTCGGCACGCTGGCGTCCGATGGATCGTAGGCCCCAGACGACGTCAGCGCGACGGGAGACGAAGCCGGAGAGCCGTCGATCAGGATTTGCTTGACCGTCGAACCGTCAAGCTGTCGGACGCCCGCGTTGAGAACCTTCGACGCCCACCCGTCCACGAGAACCGTTCCGTCATCGGCGGCAACCTTCGGACGGAACGAGAACGTCAGGGTTTGCATCCAGATCCAACCCCAATCGTTGTCGTGAATGCGATCCGCGGTGACGCTCTTGCAACGCACCGTGCCGGCTTCGTAGCCCATCCATTCGGAGTCGTTGACGTGATCCTGGAAATCGGCGATCCACGACGGGTCGAACGACGCGAGCGGCCGGGTTACGGTCGCGATCGGGATCGTCAGCGGAATGATCAAGGGAGGGTCGAACGGGTCGCCCGCCTTGTTCAAGATCGGGACGCCGTCCCGGTCGTAGACGCACGCGATCTCTTCCGACTCGCTCGACCATTTCACGGTCGGGGCCGCCTGCAGGGGATTCATCGTGAACGTCGGGTCGTCAGGCTGCGCCCCCGCAACGTCCAACGCCGAGAACGGCCCGTACTCGAACACGACCAGATAAGAAAGGCCGTCCTCGAACTCGGACTCGGCCGATACGCTTTGCAGGCATGCACCGAAATCCCACTCGCTCGCGGGTTGATCCGCGGCGAGGGGGAACCGATAGGTCGACCCAACGGGGATGTTGCACGCGAGGATGGCTTGCCGGGGTCCGATGACTTCGTCGCTTATGACCCGCACTTGCAGGCTGTAGGTCCGGCCCCCCTGGACCGACCAGCCTGCCCGCTTCTGAACCTTCGTTTCATCAACAGTGATTGACATGAACGCACCATCAAATATCGAGTGGGATACCTTCCGCCTTCTCGCGGGATATCCGGTTGCCTTCCCTCATGACCGTTTCGATCCGCGACAGCGTATCGGCCGTTTTCTTGGTGTTCTCGGCCGTCGAATCCTTGCCGACGCCGTACTTCGTTCGGAACACCGTCGAGACGGCTTCCTTCGACCCGGCGAACTGAGCGGCCGAGAGCGTCGGGACGTCTTTCTTCTTCGCCGGCATGGTCGTCTCAAGCTTGGTCGTGATCTTCTTCGCTTCGGCCGCCTTGGCGACAAGGCCGTCTAACTGCATCCGAGCCTTCTCGAATTGCTGATTGACGCTGACGCTGGCCCACGGCTTCGACCACTCGGCCTTGACGTCTTTGACGCTCTCGGCCAGGGAGTTTTTCATCGAATCGGCGAGGGTCGTGATTTCCTCGCCGATGCCGGTCGACCAGCCGAGAACCTTTTCGTGCAAACTATCGAAGCCGCGAGCGACCCACGCCGCCCCTTCGACGATCTTGGTGAACCCGCCGAGAATCAGGGTTTGCGCCCCCTGGAAGCCGATGGCTATCATTTGCCAGGTGTCGGCGATTCCACCGATGGCGCTCTGGAGAATGCCGACCGAGCCGCCCGCGATACCGAGAGAATCGACCGTCGTCTTGACCCACGCAAAGACCGACTCTTTCGACTGGTCCCATGCGTTCGACATGGCGACGATCGCCGTCGACAGACCACCCAACGCAGCCCCGGCTATGGGCGTCAAGCCCTCGCCGAGCGTCGTAATGAGGTTGTCGACTCTCCCCTTGAACTCTTCGATCTTCGCCGCGGCCCCGCCCGCCGTCGCCGCCGCGTTGCCTTGCGCATCGGCCAGGCCGGTTTGGATGATTGCGGCCGTCGCGGTGATCTTGGCTTGATCCGTCATCGTCTCGCCGAGCTTGACCAACCCCATCGAAAGGGCTTGAGCCTGGATCTTGTCGGCCGTGAGGAAGACGCCGAAATCCCGCAACGGCTCGGCCTCGCCTGCCAAGCCGGAGCGGATCTTTTGGAAGGCGACGTCGTAGGGCACGTTGAAGAACCGCGAGGCGTCCAGCGTCAGGTGATTGAACTGCTTCGACAGGTTGGCCGTTTCCGCCTCGCCGAAGCCGGCCCCCTTGAACAGCCCGCCGAGCTTGCCGGCCCCGTCAAGCATCGTGTTCAGCGAGACGCCGAACGTATTCGCCATCGCTTCCGCGTCGGACTGGACGCCTTTCCCTTCCTTACCGAAGATCGCCCCGACCTTGCCGATCGACTCCGCGAGGTTGGACGACTGGGTCACCATGCGACCCAACGCCAGCGCCCCGGCCCCGCCGACCGCCGCGGCGAAAAGGCCGCTCACGACCGCCGAAGCCTGAGACAGCTTCGATTCAAAACTAGCGAGCGTCGCCGCCGTGCCTGCCATGTCCTTTCGGAATGCGGTCGATTGCGACTGGACGCGAATTGCGACCGTCCCGATAACGCTCATGAGCCGCCGCCTTTCGCCGCCTCGCGTTCGATGCCGTCCCGAATCAGACGCTCCGCATAGTCGCGAGCCGACGGGCCTTGCTGAACGAACGCGGGCAACATGTAGGGTTGTGCATCCATTTTGCTCGTGCCGAATTCGACGGCCGCCCCATGCCATCCCATCCCGTCGAAATCCTTCTTGTCCACGAGTACGTCAATCGCGATCACGTCGCGACGCTTCGTTTTCCCCGCCCGAACCTTGATCGACGCCCGAAGCTTGCCCGTTTCCCCTTCCGGGGCTCCATGCTTGGCCCTCGCCTGAATCGGCTTCGCCGCGGCCCGAAGCGACTGGCGAACAACCTTGCGTTGGACGCGAGGCGCGAGGGTCTTTAGCTTGGCGTCAAGCTCTTTGATCCCGGTAACGACCACCAGGCGATTTTGGGCCTTCGCCATGCTAACCCTCGCCCTTCGTGATTCGAGCCCTCGCCGCGGCTTCGTTCTCGCGGTAGAGCCGGCCGAGAATGCCGGCCGATTCTTCGACGGAAAGCCGCTTTCCGGCCGCCTTCACCTTGGGGATGAAGTCTTCAACCTTGGCTTTTCGACCCTTGCCCCCGAACACGTTGGCGATGACCGCGCATATCTGAGCGAACGGCCAATACCAGTCGGGAAACGGCTCAATCCGAAAGAAGGCGATCCACTCGGATAGCTCGGCCGACGACATGCCCTCTTCAAGCTCGCGGACAGTCTTTTTGAGATGCCCCGCGAGCTTGAAGAGGAACCGCCGCGTCGGCCGCTTCAGGAGTTTTTTTGGAGGGCGTCCACGTCGTCATCCGTCAGCTTGTTGATCCGAGCGGCGGCCTTGACGATCGGGTCAAGGGCTTCCGGCGAACCGAGCGAGAGGGCCGCCACATCGGCGAGGCCGAACAGGGGCTTTCGCTCCGCGTCGCAGGCGCAAGCTACGGTAAGCCTCGCACGCAGGTCACGCATTCCCACCCGAGACTGTTCGACGTCGAACGCATCCCGCTCGCCCGCGTTCATCATCTTGACGAAGACGGTTCCGCCAAGGGCCGGAACTTCGACCTCTTCCATCGGGAGGGGAGGGCAGGCGAAAAACTGTTCACGAGTCAGCATATGGAATCAGAACCCCTTAAGGTGCCGTCGTCGTCACGATCGCGCCCGTGAGCTTGATCGTGATCGAAGCCGTGAGGATGCCTTCGGCGTCGTCGCCGCTCGGGTGGAACTCGGTCAAGAACCCGTCGAACGTGTCGAGCGTCGCTTTTGGCAGGGTCGGATAGCTCAATTGCCACGACTTGACGGCGGGCGAGTCGAGCAAACCCCGCAAGTACGTGTGATCCGCGTCGGCCGGATCGAACTGGATGTCAAAAGAAATTTCGCCGGAGTCGGGGAGACCGGGACGATACGTCTTCCGGCCGCTCGAAAGGTTGGTCGTTTCGACCGAGCCGACGGTGTTCGACGGCCCGTCGAAGGATTCGACGTTGGCAAGCGTGACGTAGGTTCCGCTCCCCGTCTTATCGACTCCGATAGTCGTTCCGTTTGCGATGTAGATTTCAGTAGGCATTCGGCGATCAACCCGGATCGGGTGGCGTGATCCGATGGACCACGGAAAAGGTCAGAACGACTTGATAGATGTAGTCGGACGTCCCGCCGCCGGCCGGCTCGGGCAGGTCCGTTTCGTCTTCAAGGAAGCAACCGAGAATCGTGACCTGGCCGACCTTGCCGCGGTATCCGAAGAACGCGGAGCGGATCGCGTTCGCGATCGACAGCGAAGTCAATTCGCTCATCGACCAGCACGAGACCCGAACCCGCGTCGTCGCGATTGCGTTGGAGCCCGCGAAGTGCCGGCCGTAGTCACGAGACGTCAGGTAGTAGGTAACGGCCGGTTGGACCGGCCGCCGGAGGCTTTGGGGGAGGGCGTAGAAATAGATCCGGTCGCCGACGTCGGCTTGGATCGCTTCTACGGCTCCCAGTTTCGCGTACACGGCCTCACGGAGCGTCGCCGGCCCTTCCGGCGGGCCTGCCCCCGAGAACGTCACGTCGGCCAACAGAAGGCTTCCCACGGCTTCAATCGCGGGAAGGCCCGAGAAGCCTTCGAAGACGACGTCGGCGAGGGCTAGCGATCCGGCTGCGTAGACGACGGCCGGCTCGGTCGACCCGCTGAAAAGCGCGTCATCGCCGACCAGCGACCCGATGGCATCGACAACAAGCGTCGCCGACCCCTGAAAGGTACATGGGTCGACCGCCAGCGACCCGACCGCGGCGACAGCAACGCCCGCGGCCCCGGAGAAGACGGTGGGATCGAGAACCATCGACCCGGAAGCCACAACGGAAGTCGTCGCCGAGCCGGAGAGGGCCGCGTCGTCGAGAGTCAGAGACCCCGACGTCGGGACCGCCACGCCGGCCGCTCCCGACGTCGCAGCGTCGGCGAGATTCAGCGACCCGACGCCCACGACAGCCGATTGCATTCCGACGTAGAGTTTCGACCGCCGGAGCAAGGTCGGATAGCCGGCCTTGGATTCCTGGTAAAGAGCCAGGATTTCGGCGTCGTTCAACCCGCGGTTGTAAAGCCGCCAATCGTCCGACCAGCCGTCAAGGCCGAGTTGCGTGCCGGTGAAATTCCAGCCGCCGAAACTTGTGGTCGTGCCGACTTGCCAGCCGTTCCGCGTCGCCGAAGCGAAGAGACGGCCGTTAAAGTAGAACCGATACCCATTCGTCCCGGCTTTTGAGACGATCGCGACGTGATGCCACGCCGTTTTCCCCGTCGGGGCCGCAACACCGCTGATCGCAAAACCGGTATCAAACACCGAGAGTTGGAGATTGCCGGATTGGTCCGGGTACTGAGTCGAGAGCCCCGAGCCGGTTGCGCCGACCGAGCAAAAGCCGGACGTCGCGAGGTTGGCCGGGGTTTCGAGCCGCTTCCGCACCCAAACGGCTAGCGTTCCCTCACTGTTCGGGAACGCCGCGTCAAGGCCGGTGAACTGCGCCCGCTGCGCCCCCAGCCCGTTGTGATCGAGCATGGCATACGAACCGGGCCGCGTCGCGCCCCGCCACGTCGGCCAGCCGAATGAACCGGTCATTGTCCCGGCCCATTTGCCCCCCAGGTCGAAGAACCGCTTGCCGCCCCAATTGGTCGGGAGCGGAACCCAATGGCCGACCAAGCCACTGTTGAGCGGCTTGCTCATGTCGAGCGGCGAGGCCGGATCGACGTGCCGCAAGCCGCCCGAATCGAACAGTCTGTCAATCATCGCCGGCCCCCTGGATTAGAGGGCGAACGACTTGGAATAAGTCGTTGCGGCCGTCGCCGTGATGACGCAAACCGGCATCCCGAGCCCGTCCGATTGCCAGGTCGTGCCGCCGTCGTTCGAGACTTCAAGGTAAATCGTCACGTCGCCGTTGCTGGACGTCGGAGCCGTCAGGGTGAAGACGAAGATTCCGCCGACGTACAGGGAACTCGAATTGTCGACGGCCGACCCCGCGTCGTAATTGTTGTTGTTGACGCTTGCATTCGAGTAGACCGACGTCGCCGACGACTCATAGACGACGCCCCCGGACGAATCGAACTTCCATCCGATCCGCGATATGGTCGCCGACGCCGCGGTAATCGTCTGGCCGGTCGCGTTCAAGAGCTTGAACCGATAACGCTTCGCTAACATTCGGCCCCCTTGCTCAAGCGTTGCCGGCCGTGATGCTGAACGACGAAACCGAAACCACCTGGCCGGAGGTTACGTTCGTCACGAGCGACAGCTTGCCGGACGTCGGAGTGGCGTTGACGTCGCAATCGCCTTCGACGATGACGGTCGACGGCCCGCCGCCGGTTGCGGTCTTGATCCGGTACGACAGGGGAGCGGTATTGGTCCCCGCCGTCGCCGTTCCGGTTCGCGGGCCGCTCGCCAGCGAGGCAACCCCGCCGGAAGGCGTGCCGAACGGAGTCGCCGCGAGCGCGATCTCCACAAGCTGGCCGGTCGGATCGGCGTTGAATGCCCCCGCCGCCTTCCCGGTCGGAGCGCCGGAGAAGACGACAAGAACGGCCGTTCCACCCATCGCCGTAATCATGTCCGAAAGGGAGGAGTTTCGGACGCTGTCTTTGACCGATGCACTCATGAGCAACCCCAGGTGTGAGCCTAGCCGGGATCAGGACGTCAGGATGCGTATCCGAAGCCTCGCCGCGGCTGTGCATGTGATGTAGAAGGCCGTTACGTTGGTCGTGAGCGGATTGCTGAAATAGCCGGGCGACTTCTCCCACACGAGCGGACGGCCGGCTTTCAGGTTGATCGTGTTGGCGGGCGACGTCCCGTTGTTCGTCTCGATCTTGAGATCGGAACTCGCGAGAAGGTAAATCGCCTGGATGTTCGCGACGGTGACAGCGATCGAAAGCAGGGCATCGGTCGTCGAAGCCGCGAAGGCTTGGTCGATGACGATCTCTTGCGCCCCGACTTCGACGCCCGACGCCGAAAGCTGGACGCCGTTGGAATCGCTCTTGACCGAGTGAGTCAGGGTTTGAGTGATGCTCAAGCGGGAAGCTCCTCACAGAGCAATTCGTACTGCCGATTCCGGTTGCCGACGTTGTTCACGTTGGAGATCCCGAGAACCGAATCGCCGAACAGAATCCGATGCTGACAGGTGATCGGGTAGGACATGCCGAGATGCCGAAGCGTCACGCCGATGGTCGCCGAAGCAACAGTCTGCTTGGCCAACATCGCCTCTCGGCCGGAGAGCGTGCGGACGTTCGCCCGAAAATGCCCCAGCGTGAGCCAGTCTTTGGCGACGACGCCCACCGCGTCTTTCGTCTCGACCGGAGCCTGCAAGGTGACGACGTGACGCAAAGGACCAGCGTTCATGAGTAATCCGCCCCCCAACCTTCAAGACCCAGAATGCGTTCGAGGCCGTCGGGAATCGTCCCGATCGACCCGACGCCCACCGACTCGCGGTTTTCGTAATAGGTGCCGACCAAAAACTTGATCGCGTGTTTAATCGTCGCCGGGACGGCCGACGGGCCGGTTCCGTATCCGGCTTTGTAGCGGACGACGACGGCGTCATTGACCGGCAAGACCCAAGGCCAAATCTTGCCGTAGACGGGTTGAATCCTCGGGGGCGTGCCGGGGATGGCTCGGATCGACCCCAAATCCATCGTCTGCGATTCGCCGTTCATATCGAGATACGTCAATGAGACGATTTCGAGCAACGGGGCTCGCATCAAATGGAGAGGGGCGTTCCAGGTCGGGAGCCAATTCGGATTGTCGGGGTCCGGCCCCTGATTCCGAACCTCCCGATTCCAGT